ACGATATGCAGTATTGTACATCGACAAAGAAAACAAACGTGTGGATGTAAATGGCAAGCCGGGCAAGGTCAAAGCCATGGGCTTGGATCTGAAACGCAGTGACACGCCTGTGGTTATTCAAGAGTTCCTTGGCGATCTTCTAAATAAGGTTCTAACAGGAACACAGAGAGAAGATATAGTGGCACGAGTCAGAGAGTTCAAATACGTATTCACAGAGCGACCAGGGTGGGAAAAAGGTAGCCCTAAACGTGTGAATAATTTAACCAAATATGGCAAAGAAGAAGAACGACTGGGCAAAGCCAACATGCCCGGGCATGTTCGTGCTGCATTGAACTGGAACAATTTGAGACGAATGAATTCTGACAATTATTCAATGCAGATTGTTGATGGTATGAAGACCATTGTGTGCAAACTCAAAAGCAATGCACTTGGGTGGACATCAATTGGTTATCCTACAGATGAACAACATTTACCACAGTGGTTTAAAGACTTGCCATTTGATCATGTTGGGATGGAAGCCACGGTGGTAGATCAGAAAATTGATAATCTCTTGGGTGTGTTGGGATGGGATTTAAAGTCAAGTACCAACACAGCAAATACATTTACTAGCTTGTTCTCATTCGAATGAAACTCAGTGGCAAAACTCTACCAGAAGTCATTGACATTCTTATCAAACAAATTTATAATAGCTTAGACTTAGACAAGTTACTCGAACTGGCCAAAACACTGACCATTGACATTCACCAGCAAAGGTATGTACAGTATTAAAACAGTTCGAACAACTATAGATAACTTTCTGGAAGAACATAACTTTCTGGAAGAACAACTGCAACAATTATTTAACAAAAGGACCACAAAATGAAAGACCATCTCTTAGACCTAGTACAACACACATTCGATCTTGGATGTATCGACTTGATCAAAATCTCAGGCACCGATGCTGCTACCGCAGTAAATGGTGTTGCTGCTGACAATTCAGTTATCTTGGAGGCACAATTTGCCAACCCTGTTGCTGAGTTCATTGGCACGTTTGGTATGCCCAATCTTGGTAAACTCAAGACCTTGCTTAACTTGCAAGAGTATCGCGAAGATGCCAAACTGGCCATCACACGCAGAACCACAGGTGAACCCGACGGTATCAACTTTGAAAACAAAGATGGTGACTTCCGTAACAACTACAGATTCATGACCAGTGAAGTTGTGAATGACAAACTTAAAACTTTGAAATTCAAAGGTGTAAATTGGCACATCACTGTTGATCCTACAGTATCTGCTATTCAACGTTTGAAAATGCAGTTTCAGGCCAACTCAGAAGAAACAAACTTTCAAGTCAAAGTTGAGGACAAGAATCTAAAATTCTTCTTTGGAGATCATTCTACACACAGTGGTAATTTTGTGTTTCACCCCGACATTGTGGGAACACTTAAACGCACTTGGTCGTGGCCGGTGCAGCAAGTGATCAGCATATTAGGACTGGTTGGTGACAAGACCATGAAGATCAGTGATGACGGCTGTATGCAAATCACAGTGGATTCTGGCCTGGCAGTTTACAACTACATTTTACCTGCACAAACCAAGTGATCAATCAAGACAATCTCACAGCTAAACAAACTGGTCCTGATGGACAAAGCCAATATGCTGTGTTTCTGCCAGCTATCTCAGGATTCTACGCCACATTTGTGGGCAAGCAACGCAATGGGCCATATGTAGATCCTGCACGTATGCCGGCTGCACTCACTGATATGGAAATGATGAACTGGCTCAACAGTCAACAAGCATTGTTTCCATACCGGTGGAGTTTGTATTCGGGTGGACATGCCAATCTAGATCTTGCCAAGCAAGACTGGTCGGAAGACATGGTTCGCAATCGAGAACCAGGCACATTTATGCTGGGCGACTCAGGAGGATTCCAGATCGCCAAGGGCTTGTGGGAAGGTGATTGGAAAGCCAATTCGGGCTGTGCCAAAGCACAAAAGAAACGTGCTGCTGTGTTAACATGGTTAGACAGCGTGAGTGACTACGGAATGATTTTGGATATTCCTACTTGGGTTATTCATGACAAGAAAGCATCAAAAGCCTGCCAAATTACCACACTACAAGAAGCTGTGGATGCTACCAAGTTCAACAATGAATACTTTATGGCCAACCGCAAGGGCAAAGAAAACGGTGGTGCCAAGTTCTTGAACGTGTTGCAAGGTGACAATCATACCTCAGCTGAACAATGGTATCAGGAAATGAAAGACTTTTGTGATCCTGCGAAGTATCCCAACACACACTTTGATGGTTGGAGTATGGGTGGACAAAACATGTGCGATGTGCATCTGGTACTCAAACGTCTAGTAGCATTGCGGCATGACAACCTGCTGCAACAGGGCAAGCATGATTGGATGCACTTCTTGGGTACATCAAAACTGGAATGGGCTGTGCTGCTTACTGTGATTCAACGTGCTGTTAGAAAGTATGTGAATCCCAATTTCACTATCTCTTTTGATTGTGCAAGTCCATTCCTGGCCACGGCCAATGGTCAAGTATATCATCAGATTGACTTGCCACATGATGGCAAATGGTGCTATAGAATGAGTCCTATTGCCGATAACAAGAAATACAGCACAGACACAAGACCCTACGGTCAGGCTGTGGTAGCAGATGGCTTGGTTGATCACTTTGATGAGAGCCCACTAAGTCGGTTATTGACCATGAAAGATATCTGCATCTACAAGCCCGGTGATCTAAACAAGATTGGTAAAGAAGGCAAGACAAGTTGGGATTCATTCTCGTATGCATTGTTGATGGGTCATAATGTTTGGATGCATCTGGAAGCTGTGCAACGTGCCAATCGTACATTTGATTCTGGATCATGGCCTTACATGATGTGGAACGAAAACGGTGATCATGCACACTTTGCAGACATTGTGGAGGCTATCTTTGCTACCGATGATCGTGCAGAGTCAGAAGCTATAATCGAATCCTACAACAGATACTGGATGGATATTATTGGTACTCGCGGATTCAAAGGCAAAAAGGCCATGAATGCCAATACACAGTTTTCGGCGTTATTTGATGTGACAGAGGTTGACTCAGACCCTGAAGATATGTTAAACTCTGAAGCATTACAACAACTTGAACAGGATCAAGTATGATACGAGCAGGACACGACGATGTGGCATTCTTCACTGGCACAGAAGTAGAACACACCCCCGCATTTGGTAAAAAGACATTGTTTGTAGTGGGCTTGCAGACAGCAGATGATATTGCTGCTCACATGCAAGGTTGCGAACATATCTACTTTGGTGCCAATCAGAGTTTTCCCAACATCAACACCGACGATTATGTCAAGTGGTCGCAATGGCAAGATATGATCTATCCCTTGTTAGATCTTGGTTATCTATGTACATTGGATATCAATGTTGCTCAAGTAGAGGGGATGTTAGAAGGTTCATTCACCGAGTATCACAACTTCATTCCAATGATTTCAGTCAAGATACCTTACATTGGTCAGCTGGGATACAATGCTACTCTCAAGCTAGACGACAAAGACTTTGCTGCTACCAACCCAGGCGTTTGGTGCCACAGCATACATGAACTACAAAATCGTGACCACTTTACTGACTGGTCTAAATACGCAAAGGACGAAACATTATGAAAGCCAAAGTTGTTCGGCTCAAAGCAAATATGGTTGGTCGATCTGTTCCATCAAATTTTGGTGGTGCTGCTGGTCGAGATATTGAACATAAACTTAGTGCGCAAGGTTTTCCTATGTCTAATGCGCCCGGACCAGATATACCAGAGATTGAGATGGAAGTCAAATCAAGAGATCTTGACGCCACCTCTGCACAAACAATTGGCAAAATGACTCCAGAGGACATTATTTCAACATCATATCGAGAGTCTGTGATTTACACAAAATTACAACAACAATATCGAGTCAAGACTAAAGATCAAGTAATTGTTTCAGCAGAAGTCTATGATTTTTCAGCATCACACATACAAGAAAAAATTGAAAAGTGCTACGAAGCAGCTAGACAAAAAATCATTGCAGGTGATACCCGTGATTACATACGAGGCGGCTACTTTGGTTTTTTTGAGCGCTCGGCTGTTGGACCTAGATCATACCAGTTTAGATTTACAGATAATGCGATGAAAAAACTTGAGTTTATGTCTCGATCAACCTTTACCAAACTTTTTACTTTAGAATAATATTATGAATGAACGCAATCAAGCCTTGGCTGACTCCCGCAAACAAATTAAAAATCATGCAACACGTACAATCTTTGTACGATTCCAAAAGGAAGGCATTCATTGCTATCCAGCAGCAGCTACAGATCCTGCACTGGCCACGGGTGATGAATACGATGTATCTTTCTTAGCAAGCCCACACCGTCACATATTTCACTTTGAAGTGACCATACAAGTATTCCACACCGATCGTGATATTGAGTTTATTCGATTCAAACGCTGGTTAGAAAATCTCTATGCCGGTGGCACATTAGAACTCAACTACAAGAGTTGTGAAATGATCAGCGATGATTTATATGAACAGATCGCTGCTCGCTATCCGGAACGTAACATCATTATCAATGTAAGCGAAGATGGTGAAAACGGTGCAACGATCAGTTATAATCTAACACAACCTTATCAATCAATCAAACTCTAAAAGGAAACTATGGCTAAAATTATTATCAAAAGCAATCCACGTACTGAACAAACCTGGGAGGAACTGGATCAATATCGTGAGTTTTGCGTAGACTACGGATACAAGTTCAATGAGGCGGATCTGTATAACTTCCGCAGTTATGCATTCCAACAGTTCAACAAACATACTCAAGGCAAGCCTGCCAAGAACATGTGGGATGAAGATACTCGTCGCCTGGCTGGATATCGCACATGAGAAAACTGTTTTACATGGGTCTTGAAAAATAAAAAATATGAAATGAAAGATAAATAATATATCAAGGAGATATATTATGACTAAGGGACCTAAAAAAGGATCAACACAGGCACCTGAACACGTTGCCAAAAGAGTAGCAAATCGTACCAAATGGAACGGAGGTCATAATCTTATGACCACAATAGTGTTCTTGGAAAAATTACAAATCGTATGGCCAGATTGTCCATACGATTTGTCTAAAGTTGATTACATCAAAAATGATGTGAAGGTTACTTTGGTCTGCTCTAAACACGGAGATTTCGTTAAATGGCCATCTGACGTATTAAACCACAGTGGATGTCCAATGTGTTCGGGATTGGCATATAAACCGAAAGAGATTGTGAAAAAACTTAGTGAGCTATTTCCAAAGTATGACTATTCAGATAGTATCTATATTAAGTCAACTAAACCGATGCAGGTTAAATGTAGGCAACATGATTCGTTTTTTCAACAATCTCATTATAGAAAAGAAGAATGTCCTAAATGCTCAAAAGAGCGGCGCCTTCAAGAGAGGATTGCAGCTGGAAGAGCCAAGGATCCGTCAACACTGTCAGAATATGAAAAATATAGACGAGCGGTATGGAAAGAAACAAACAAAACTTACACGAAATATAAAACGATATTGGGTAGTAGAAGCAGGATTAGACATTTAGACCACGTATATTCAATATTGCACGGTTTCCGAGATTCAATTGACCCATTGATACTAGGAAACATTGTAAATTTACGTATAATAGACAGTAAGATGAGCCAAGCAAAAAGCATGAACAGCGACTTTACTAAGGAAGAATTAATGAAACTCTATGAGGATAGACAATGAGAAAATTATGGTATTGTGGATTGGAGCCTTATAAAGCCCGATACACCTTGCAATTACAAGAGTGGAATACTACTGTGTTTGATGCTCGTGGCATTAACTACGTGGTAGTGCCCGGAGAAACGCTCAGTAATGATCAAGCCATTGTGACAGGTCAAGTATTGGATGCACATGGTCGTACATACTTTGGTATGAGCCAGCTGATGAATCTAGTCAAGATGATGAAAGCAGGAGAATGCACCAATGAAGATGTCATTTATTTCGAAGACATGTTCCAGCCTGGTATCGAGTCGCTACCATACATACTCAAACAGATACCGGAGTCGTCAAGACCAAGAATCTTTGTTCGTTGTCTCGCTCAGTCTATTGACCCTGATGATTTCGTACATGTCTGGGGCATGGGCGAGTTTATGGGTCACTATGAAAAGATGGTGGACAGTTTCGTGGATGGTGTATTGGCCACTAATGAAGAAATGGTAATGCATATGAAGATTGCAGGTTGGCGTGCTCCAATCTACAATATTTCAGGATTAGCATTTGGCAAGGCAGAAGTGCAGAGTCGTGTAGCAAGTATTAAACGATTCGATGATCGCAAATATCGTGTAGTCTTTAGTGCCCGTTGGGATCAAGAGAAACAACCAGACTTCTACATGGACTTGATTGACGCATGGCACAAACGCCATCCCGATAATGTAGATGTGGAATTTGCAGTATGCAGCGGCGGTAAGTTGAAAAGCAATAGCGAAAGCTATATGCAACGAACCAGTGACTTACAAGCAGCAGGTAAACTTGTGATCTACGAAGATCTTGAAAAGAATGACTACTACGATATCGTTAATGACTCTCGTGTTGTGTTCAATTGTGCTTTACAAGATTGGGTCTCAAATACTGTCTCGGAAGCAGATGCTCTTGGGTGCAATGTACTTTACCCTGCTTATCGCAGTTTCCCTGAAACTTTTGCTAATGATCATACTCGCTTGTACGTACCTTGGTCCATCGATGATGCTATGAACAAATTGGAAATACTGTTGACTTGGCAACATCCACGCATGGGACAAATTAGCGATCGCAACAACGGCACAATTGATCGTGTGTTAGATATCATGCAAGGCCACGGTGAAAGCATGTTGCGCATGGGCGTGGATTATAGAAAACACACCCGAGAAGGAAAATTCTAAATGATTGTGGTAGTAACCGGTTCTTCGGGGTACATCGGCGGGCAAGTGGCATTGGCTTTGTCGGATGCTGGACACAAGGTGATTGGTATCGATCGTAGGCCTTGCCCACCACGCTTGAAAGATTCGTTTAGTCAATTTGTTCTAGCAGATTTTGATAGTGACCAGGCCAAAACAAAATTGATACAGTGCCAGCCTGACGCTATTATTCATTGTGCCGGTACCAGTTTGGTAGGACCCAGCGTTAAACATCCTGCAGATTACTATCACAACAATGTGATCAAGACCATCCACTTGCTGGATCTTGTGACCAATGCCTTGCCCAAGACTAGAGTGATCTTTAGTTCAAGTGCGTCTGTGTATGGCGAGCCAATATTGAATCCCTGTTCGGAATTTGACCCATGTGATCCTATGAGCCCTTACGGTGAAAGCAAACGCATGATTGAACAAGTGCTGGCCAGCTATCATCATGCATACAATCTTGACTATGTGGCATTCCGTTACTTCAATGCTTGTGGTGCCGACCGACTGGGTCGACATGGGCAGGAACCTGGTGCCACGCATGTGATTGCCAGAATCCTAGAAGCCACACGTGACAACAAACAGTTTTCCTTGTATGGTGATGATTACGACACTTACGACGGAACTTGTATACGTGATTATGTGCATGTGGAAGATATTGCGCATGCTCATGTGTGTGCATTGGATGCTGCGGTGCCCTCTGGCATTTACAATCTAGGCACAAACAATGGTACCAGTGTGAAAGAAATCCTGGCATGCGCTGCTGCAATTGCAGGTAAGGTGCCAGTATTGCTAGAGCCTCGACGTGAGGGTGATCCTGCTGTGCTTACTGCTAGTGCAGCAAAGTTTGGTATGCTGATGCCAAATTGGCGTCGGTACACACTGGACGATATAATTCAACACGCATGGGCTTGGTATGTTCGAAAAAATCCTTGAATTTGAACGGGCACTAGCCCGGTTCACCGGTGCTCCTGCTGCAATCATGACCGATTGCTGCACACACGCTATTGAGATGTGTCTGCGATATGAGCAAGTAAAAGGTCTTAAAATGACTCCTTACACTTACTTGAGTGTGCCAATGACCATGCACAAGCTGGGCATTGACTATGTGTACCTGGATGAACCTGAACAAACATGGTCAGGCGAATACAATTTCATATACACTAGAGTTTGGGATAGTGCTAGAAGATTGGAACCTGACATGTATCGTACAGGACAGATGCAGTGCTTGAGTTTTGGACATACAAAACCTTTACAAATAGGGCATGGTGGTGCTATACTGTTAGACAACAAGCAGGCCTACAACACGATAATAAAACAACGATATGATGGTCGTGACCTAAATATCTCACCCTGGAACAAACAAAAAACATTCCAGGTGGGATATCACTACAAACCCTCAATCGAAGATGCTGAACGTGGACTAGAGTTACTTGAGCAGTACAAGTTTGCACCTGAACACCCTAAGTTTGTACAGTATCCAGATTTGCGAAACATAACCATTAAGGAATAACATGCCAGAATTTAAACTAGATCCAATCATACATCCAAGCACTGACGAGTTTGTTCCGCTAGAAGGACAAAACTTATATGTAAAGAAAACCGACACAGCACAAGGCCGGTATCTAAGCACAGCAATTCGCGAACGTATGCAAGCAGATGGCAAGAGATTCTGGGCCGGAGACAACATCAGCGACTACTTAACTGAATCTGATCGAGAACATCTGATCAATGAAGCTACTGTAGCATTTGAAGGTGTGTTGGACACATTGCTGATAGATAGAGAAAACGATCCCAACTCAAAAGGCACAGCCAAACGATTGGCCAAGATGTATTTTACTGAAATCATGGAAGGTCGATATGAACCAGCACCGGACGCAACAGCTTTTCCAAATGATTCACAAGACCGGTATGAAGGCATGCTTGTGGTTAGAAGTGAACTACGTTCAATGTGTTCGCACCATCATCAACCTGTTAGCGGTGTTGCTTATATTGGTATCATTGCCGCTAACAAACTTATTGGTTTGTCTAAGTATACTCGTATTGCTCAATGGTGTGCGCGACGTGGCACACTACAAGAAGAACTGTGCAACGACATTGCAAGAGAGATCATGAAAGCCACTGACAGTGAGAATGTTGGTGTATACATCGAAATGACACACGGATGCGTAGAAAATAGAGGAGTAATGGCTCATAATAGTCTAACACAAACCACTGTGCTCAAAGGTGCTTTCTTAAAAGACCCAGGAACAAAGAAAGAGTTCTTTGACAATATTAAACTACAAGCAAGGAATGGCAACTAACTCAAATCCATTGAAATTTCTATATAATTTATTTATGATAAAACTTAAAATTGGCTGCTGTAAAAACAGTGGTATCAAACTACAACAAGAGTTTGCACCGCGATGATCAATTACGAAACACTAGATGAAGCCCAAGCCGCTGGTGTGGCACCTTGGGATCAACAGGTACAAGAACTAAGTGATTTTCATATCACTGTGTTTGAAGATCGCTATCCTGTCACACGTGGTCATTTGTTGTTTGTGCCTAACTACAATACTGATGCAGTAATCATTGACTGCATGGAATCGGCCATGTTGTATGGTCGCCGCTTGGTAGAACAAGGCAACTGTGAAGGATTTAACATTGGTATCAACATGGGTACTGCTGCCGGACAAACAGTTATGTATCCACATGTGCATTTGATTCCACGACGGCTGGGTGATACTGCCAATCCTGTTGGCGGGGTGCGTGGAGTTATATTTGGACAAGCTGACTATAAAGCCACAGGTTATCAACCACCGGTATAAATATACACAGCGGCCTATCGGCATCGTCCCGCTATCTAGAGATAAATAAACATATGAATAATAAATTTTATCTATATGTTAAACAACACAAAATCACTGGATTAAAGTATTTTGGAATGACAGCAACAAAAAATCCATATGTTTATTTGGGATCAGGAAAATATTGGAGACGCCATTTGGCCACACACGGTAAAGATATAGATACAACAAATGTATGGGAGTTTGATTCCATTGAATCTTGTGAAAAGTTTGCGGTAGAATTTTCAATCAATCACAATATCGTAGAATCAGTGGAGTGGGCAAATTTGCGTCCTGAGAATGGTAGAGATGGCCGGGCACCTGGCAGTCCGGGTCTGAAGAAAGAAAAAAATCCAAACTGGGGGAAATCAAAAGAACAAACTTCATTCTATGGAAAAAAGCACACACCAGAAAACATACTGTTTTTTAAAAATATGCCCAAAAGATTAGGGGGCAATAATCCCAAAGCAAAAAAAGTAATCACCCCAATTGGTCAATTTGCTTGTCAAAAAGATGCGGCTAAAGCATTAAACATATGTCGTGAAACATTACGAATGCGAATCAAAAATAATACACCAGGATTTGGTTACATATAGGT